CTTATTTTAAAGAGGTGGCTGTCGCGCCAATATGAAGTAAAACTACAGGGGATTTAAATGTTCAATAATCATATGCCCGCCGTCAATGCCGACTTTGGACGAATTATGATTTTTACAGATGTTGAAAAAATCACAAAAGAAAATGTTGGCGGCGTTATCAGTCACACGATGCTTGAGCACAACATGAACGCGAGACGCGAACATTATCTCATGAATTATGAGAAAGGGCTTCACCCGATACTCGACAGAGATAAAGATATCCGGCCGGAAATTAATAATCGAATCGTCGAGAACAGCGCGTCCAAAATTGTTGAGGTTCATACCGGGTATTGTTTCTCAAATCCGGTAACTTTCGTCAGAAAAACCGATGTTGACGGCGACGAAAAAGAAAAAAACGGCAAAAGTGCCGAGAGTGCGTCTAAAACGCCGCCTAACGAAAAAACGGAAGAAAAAGGTATAATTATACCTAAAGATGAAGAAAAATCTCTTAAAAACGATTCTGAAAGCAAGAATTTTTCGGGAAACGATGAAAATCTTAGCGTTTCAGATAAGCCCCAAAAAAATAGCGGCGAAACTCCCAAAGGCGATAAAAAAACCAAAAAGGACAAAGAAAAGGACGTCGATGTTAAGTTTGCGAAGCTGAACCGAATGTTCCAATCGCAATATAAAGCGAAAAAAGACACCGAGATGGCTCACCATCTTTTCACCTGCGGCGTCGGTTATCAAATGGCGCTTCAATCGAGAAGAGATGATTCGTTTGCTCCTTTCGAGTTAATGACGCTCAACCCGCTGACAACTTACGTCGTTTATTCAAACGATGCCTATCGCGAACCAAAACTTGGTGTAACGTTTTTCGCTCATGAAGATGGGACGTACGATTTCACCGCTTATACAGAAGATCAAGTTTTCCAATTTAAAAATTCAACGCTTGATCTGATGTCTCTATATAAGAGCTTTAAAAATCCACTTGGGATTATTCCGATTGTCGAGTTTTCGTTAACCGACAGAATGGGCGTGTTTGAAAAGGCGATGCCGATCATTGACGCTTTAGACGTTCTCAACTCTGATCGAGTCAACGATGTAGCGCAACATGTTCAATCGATATTGTGGATGAACAATTGTGAGATAGACGAGAAGCAGCAAGAGGCGCTAAGAGATAATGGCATGATCATGACAAAATCTCAAAGTGGAAAAGACCCGAAGATTCAGTATCTGTCACAGGTGCTTAACCAGTCGGAGGTCCAAACGCTCGCTAATTACTATCAAGACCAACTGATGCAAATGACATTTACGCCGAGTTGGAACGAAACGGCAGGTGGTTCGACAACCGGTGCCGTTCTGTTATCAAACGGGTGGCAATATCTTGAGCTTTACGCAAAAACCGTCGAGATGCTGTTCGACGAACCCGAACACAGGCTTCTTGAAATTGTAACGACGATCATTAATAAAGCCGGAAGCAAGTATTCTGATTTAAAGGACATAAAGGCATCCGACATTGAAGTCAAATTTAACAGAAACAAAACGTTCGATTTAACAACGAAAACAAACGCGCTTGTCTCTATGATTAACTCCGGTGTCGATGGGCTCACAGCGTTCAAAACCGTTTCGCTCTTTACCGATCCTCAAGCCGCGTGGGGTGCTTCAAAGAAGATAATTGAGGGCATCCAGAAAAAGCTTTCAGGAGATAGTGAAAACAAAAACAGCGCCAATAATAAAACGCCGGATCAAAACGCACCACATGATTCACTTGGCCTTATCAGGGCGCCCGGCGAACAATCCGACAACGTGATCTTGGACGCTAACGCCGCAAAAGACGCAGAAGGAAAGGGCGGCTCCAATAACGCAAAGAAAGACCCGACGGAAAAGAGCAAAAATCCGAGCAAGGTTCCGGGGGTTACTGAATAATGGATGCGAAACGTTTTTTTGTAAATTATGGCGGAATTGATAAACTCAACTATATAAGAACCGCAGAAACAATATCAGACGATATGTTTTTGTTTTTTGGAGAGATTTACACCGACTTAAAAAACGGTGATTTCCTGACAAGCGTTCCACGATCAGATTACATTGACGCTTTGATGGACTTATATGTCGCGTGGGCTTCTGGATGGCTGACCGATGATAATGACGATATGAGGAAGCATGCTGAATCTGTTGTTAACGAAATAATGGAAACGACAGAAAAAACGATAAGCCATTCAAAAGACGAAAATTTTCTTTCGTTGTACAGAAGCCATTCGCCAATGGAAGACGATGACATACCAGAAGCGATAATCGCTGTTTTGGGTAGAGACCGTGCTGATTTTATAGGCAACAACGAATCGTTATTCATCAACAATTATGGCGGGTTTTATTCGGCAATTCAAGATGGGAAAGAAAGTAAGACATGGTGCACATGTGAAGATGATCGCGTGAGAATGACCCATAACATTGTTGACGGCGAAACGATGCCGATAGAACGAGCGTTTGAAGTCGGCGGATACTATTTGATGTTCCCAAGGGACGATTCGATGGGCGCTCCGACCGAAGAAACGATAAACTGCCGATGTTGGCTTGAATACAGTTAAAAAGAAAGAGGTGTAGCAATGTTTAAGCTTGATAGAGACAGATTGGAACGAGAAGAGGCGTTAAAACGCGCCGAAGAGCAGGCGAAAGCTAAAGAAAAATCGAAGAAAGCAAAATCCGGGAAAGGCGAAGATAATGAAAACAGCTCTGAAGAAAACTAAAACAATGCAAGCGAAGAAAGCGTCCGCGGCCAATACGAAGGTGAAAGCGAAACCAACTTCAAAAGCTAAAACCAAAGCGAAAACCGCCACGGCGAAAAAGAAAGCGCCGGCAACCAAGTCTAAGGTTGCTCCAAAAACAAACGCCGCTCCAAAGGCGAAAACGACAGCCGCCGCTAAGAAGGCAAAGCCAAAAGCAAAGGCTAAAACTAAAGCCGTCAAAAAGTCCAACGCAAAAGCGAAAGCGACCGTTAAGGCCGCAAAGTCCGCAAAGAAAACAAAGTAATATAAAACATATATACTTACTATGTATTGACAGAAAAGTCGTTAAAATCATGCAGTGAAGCATCCAAAAACGCAATTTGCAGTGAAGCAAATAAAAAAACGCCAACCCGCTTTATGGTATGAGTGAACATGCCGGGTGCAAACTTTAAAACGCAAGGAGAACACACGATGGCTAAAGAAGAAAAGAACATTCAGGAATCTAACAACGAGCTGAAGAATCATGAACAGACTACCAACGAACAGACTGGCAACGATGATTTCGAAGCTATTGTTAAGGACTTGAGAAAACAAGTTGCCGAAATGAAAGCGGAAAACATCAAGATCAAAAGAGATCGCGATAAGCTTTCACATTCAGAAGCCGAAATGCGCAAAAAGCTCAATGCTAAAATGACGATTGAAGAACAAGACGAACAACAACAGCTTGAACAAGAGCAATACGTCAAAGGCCTTGAAAAGCGTGTTAAGGTTATGGAACAGAGTTCGCTGTTGCAGGCGAAAGGCTTCTCTAACGAAGACGCGAAAAAAATTGCGGAAGCGAGATATGACGGCGACTTAGACACGGCCGAATCTCTCATGAACGCTCATTACGATGCGCTTGAAAAGCAGAGAAAAGAGCAATATGAAAAGAAAATGGCCGAATTGATGAAACCGGCTTCCGGTAATGGCGGAATTGACTATCAGACTCAATTGAAGGCCGCTCAAGAAAACGGCAACATCCTTGAAGCCATCAAACTTATTAGAGAGCAATCCGAACAAGGCTAATCTTTATAAAAACCAAAGGAGAACACTAACATGCCAGATGCGAACACCGCAACTCGAATTGAAGTACCGAATTATGCCGGATTATTGTATCAGAAAGGTGATGCATCCACGCCGTTACTGACCCTGCTGGGGGTGCCGAAGGTTGTCGATCACGCTGAATTTGCAACCGGTGTTTATTATGACGCCCCCGTCGGCGAACAGCCGGCTATCACCGAAACCGCTTCTCTGACGGCCCCTCAAAATCCTCCGGCAAAGCGCAAGCAGATTACGAACGTAACCCAGATTTTTCAGTATTCTATTAATGTTTCTTATGCAAAAGAATCTGATATGGGAACGTTGTCTGGGATGAACGCGGCAAATCAGGTTGCCAATCCACCGTCTGAACTTGATTTCCAGATTATGCAGAAGCTGAATAAGGCTCGTGCGGATATGGAATATTCGTTCATGCGTGGGACCTATAATAAAGCGACTTCCGCCGACGAAGCCAACAAAACGCGCGGCTTGATCGAAGCAATCACCACCAATGTTATTCCCGTCGGCGCGACTGAAGATGCCGCTGTGGCGTTGACCTATTGGAAGGTTGTGGAAGCTCTGTCCGCGATTAAACAACAGGGTGGCCAGACCGATGGCCTTGTGCTTGCACTTTCTGCCCCGGCTATGTTACAGCTGAATAAGGACGTTTCCCACAATATGTACATGGCTGGCGTTGTGACAATCGCCGGTTTGAACCTGCAACAGCTTGTTACTCCGTTTGGCCAGATCAGTATGTTGGCCATTCCGTCTCTGAATAAGAAGGCCGCAGAAAAAGCCAACACCGCCGTCCTGTTTAATCCGTCTGTTATGGCTACTGTTACCCAGCCGGTTCCGGCCAAGGGCAACTTCTTTGTCGAAGAACTTGCGAAACAGGGTGCTGGTACTCGCTTACAGCTGTTTGGTCAGGCTGGATTGGATCACGGTCCGGAATACATGGCCGCTAAGCTGACCAACATTAGCAACGACGCGCCGACCGGCACTCTCTAAAAAAGAGTGCCCAATCGGGTTTTAAAAAGAGGTATAAAGAATGAGCAGATACTCAATTAAAGATGAAACAAAGAAAATGATCGCCGATTTAACCAAGGTGCTTTTGCAAGCTGACGAAGAATCTTCCGACGAAGAATCGACCAATAACTTCATCAATGCCATGGTTGGATCGCTTGTTTCTAAATATGCCGGTATCCGCTCATTCCCTTTGTCTTGGTCTGATGAAGCCGTCAGTGTTGAAATAGACGATTATTTCGCGATGCATTGTAATGAATTGGCAAGTCAGATAGTTAATGCGTATGCAAAAATCGGAGCGGAGGGCGAAAGAGCTCACAACGAAAATGGTATATCAAGGACTTATTCGTCTTCCGACCCGTTTTCAAACGCGTTTCCTGACGTTGTGCAAATAGCAAAGGTGTTATAAGTGAGAAGCCTAAAACGAAACAAACAGCAGCTTTATTACGCTTTATATAAAAGCCGTTCGAACGTTCGAGACATAGATGGCAATTACACGGGCGAACACAGCGATTTATATGAAAAGCCGGTTGCGTTCAAAGCGAATGTTTCCGCGAACAAAGGAGAGGCTGATGTTCAGACGTTTGGCATTGATCTTGATTACACCAAAGTTATAAGCACGACCGAAGATTTGCCGATAAAAGAGGGGACGCGGATATGGCAACAGACGCGCCCCCCGACGGGCGAAAACAATGGCGATGGTGCGGACTATTATGTTAAGCAAGTCGCAAAATCTCTAAATAACACGCTTTACGCGATTAAGCTGGTGTCGAAAAATGGCTCATAGTCGTTTTGACGGGTATAAATTAAAGGCCGATTTGTCTGTGGGCGGGATTAAAAAGCTCGCGGAGGAAGTCGGGAATATCCAAAGAAGTTTGCCGGAAATGTGCGATGAGTTCTGCCGGGCTCTTGCCGAACGTGGTGTTGCTATCGCGAAAGAAGAAATATCTTCAATGGGGGCCGTTGAAACCGGGAGCCTCTTATCAAGCATAACGATGAAACGCGGAGACGCCGTTAATATTGGCTCTAAATGGATAATCTATACGGATTGCTATTATGCGGAATATGTTGAGTTTGGGACAGGCTCTGTCGGGGCCAGAAATCCTCACCCGTCTGGTGAGGGAATGTATCTGCAAGATTTATCCAATAAAGTTATGACAAAAAACGGTGACTATGGATGGTACTTTAGCGGTGGCTTTACAACCGGTATGCCGTCTCGCCCGTTTATGTGGAACACAAGAGAGACCCTGCGGCAAGATAGCATCATCAAAGAAGTGGCGAAAGAGGTGTTTGGATGAGTTATGAATCGACGGCATTAAAGCATGACAATTTGATTTTTACAAACATCAAAAACGCCGTTTGGCAAGTATGCCAAAACGTCATAAGGCCAATCGGGCAAACAACGCCGAGCGAATACCCTTATATTGAGGTAATGCTACTTTCAGCCCCAGATTTTGCGAATGACCTTGAAGGAAACGACACTGGAGCAATAGTGGCCTATCAAACAGAGACAGCATCGAACGGCACTTACAAATACGAGAAAACGAAAAAAATAGCGGATGAAGTTTATTCTGCATTTAAGAAAATGGGGTTTTCTCAAGTTGAAATGCGGAGCGTGAAAGACACAGGCGATCCAAGTGTGTTTCGAATCGTTCAACGGTTTCAAAGATATATAGGTTCCGGAGATGAAATGCCGAAACTTTAAAATTCGAATTATAAAAGAAGAAAGGAAAAGTAATGATCGATTTATCAACGATTGGCGTTAAATTTGGCTGGGCCGTTGAAACGGTTGCCGGCAAAAAGCCGGAATCGTTCAAACAGATTCCTCGGTGCAAAAACATCGGCGGCATCTCCCTTGAAGCCGACAATATCGACACGACCGCTCTCGAAGACAGCATCCGGACTTATGTTGCCGGTCTGAAAGATACTGGCGGTTCGTGGACGCTCACTTTCGGATTAAATGACGATCTCGCGACAAAGTGGGATGCGCTTGTAACCGCGTCTGCCGCGGCGAGAAAAACGGGCCTTGCGACATGGGCGGTTATTTACATTCCGGGGCTCACAAAGAGTTTTTATGTAACCTTTGAACCCGGTGACATCCCGATGCCTGAAATCGAAGTTTCGTCTGCGCTTGAGGCTGAAATTTCTTGCATCATCAACGAATACAAGGGGCTTGATACCAAAACCGAACCCACGGCGGCTTAAACAAACTGATTGAATGGCGGTGCGGCTATTAACCGCCCGCCTTTTGTTTTTATAATAGAATTGAGAGGATAAAAAGATGGCGAATACATTTACTGTTAATGGAAAAGAATACAAAGCAAAAGAGCTCACTTATAATGCCCTGTGCCGATTAGAAGATTTTGGCGTTTCTATGTCCGACGTTCAGGCGAAAGCGTTCTCGTTCATTCGCGGATACATCGCGTATTGTGGCGATATCGAGCCGGAAGAAGCCGGGAAAGAGATTGAGGCGCACGTTGTGAAAACCGGCAACCTTGATGCTGTTTCGAACGCGATTGAGAAGGCGGTTGAAAACAGCGGTTTTTTTCAAGCGTTCCAGAAACAGGAAACGGAAACGACCAAAACGAAGTAAAAATAAGCGAAAAGGAAAGCAAAAGAGGCGTTGATGAAGAAAGAGCGCATGGAATAAAACGCTTCATCGAGGATAATCTTTTGGAAACAGCGCTTGTGTGCGGGATACCGGAACAAACGTTTTGGGAACTTACACCTCGTAAATTTAAAATATATGTAAACGCAAGCAGGGAATTACAGCGAGAGCGCGACACGGAAGCGTGGGTCAACGGTATGTATACGCTTAGAGCTTTGCAGGTGGCTCTCGATCAGGCATTTAGCGGGCGAAAGTCAACGACAAAGTACTTTGAAGCACCGATTCTTAAGCTTCAGGCAAATGGCGGGAGCAAGTATGAAGACGCCTCTGATTGGCCGGAAGAAAAGAAAGAAGAATACCGAAAGCGGTTCCTCGGAAAACTTCAAACAATGGAAAAGAAATTTAATGATTCCCGTGCGAAAAAATAAAATAAAGAAAGGGGGAATGATGGATGGCCGCTGATATTTCTCTTGAGATTTCCGCTTCTGCCGGAAACGCGGCATCACAGCTTGATAAGATTGTTGATTCCCTCTCAAAAATAGAATCTACGTTAACCGATCTTTCGGTTGTTATTGCGAACTTGTCTCAAAATATGACGTCGGCATTTTCAGATGCCAATTCGTCGCTTGACGGGCTGTCGAAGAACGCAACGAAAACAGTCAAAAAGCTATCGTCAATCGGAAAAAACGTTGGCAATATCCCTGCCCCAAAGAAAGACGTTGAACCGGAAGAACCGAAAGACGACAAAAAAATGGCGCCGGAACCTAAGAGCATGCTTGAACGCATTGCAACTCTTAAAATCATGGCTGATTCCTTGCAAAAAACGTCTGCTCGTTTGGGACAGTTCGGAGATGCACTTGGCAAGATTTCGGTAAAGCCGCTGTCAATGGCTTTTGATGCGATAAAGGGAAAGGCCGCCAAAATAGCGGCGCCGATTTCCTCTGCAAAGGCCGCGCTTGCGAATTTTGGTAGTTCGTTTAAAGCGCTGGCCGCTCGCGTCGTAAAAACTGGCATGTTCATGGTGGTCCGGAAAGGCTTCACGGCGATTATAGGCCAAATAAACGCGGCGCAACAATCGCTTCAAAACTTTTCCGGGAGCACTGGTGTCGCGTTCGGTTCGGCAATGCAAAGCATATCAGCCAACTTGCGCTATCTCGGCGGTTCTATCGTCGCGGCTTTTGCCCCACTTATAACAGCCGTTGCGCCAATCATAGATGCGCTCGTGTCTAAGCTCGTGTCTGCAATTAACGTTATCAACCAGTTCTTCTCGGCATTGACCGGGCATAGGGTTTACGCCGTTGCCAAGAAATCAATCGGCGGCGTTAGTTCCGGAGTTGCAAATACCGGTTCGGCCGCTAAGAGCACAGCCAAGAACGTAAAAGAACTTAATAAAGAGCTCGCTGGGTTTGACCGCCTAAACAATCTTACAACATCTGAAAAATCCACAGGTGGCGGTGGCGGCGGCGGAGGAGCCGGCGGCGGTGGCGG